GATGGTGCCAAAGTTATTATTGTTAATGATGAATTTGCTGAAGCATTCAATGAGAATTTAGATGATTGTTGGACAATCAAGCAAGACCCAATGTCTGACTTCTTACATACACAACCTTTAGGTTCTTTATTAGTTAATGTGCAGGATATCACATCTGATATTATTAGCTTAACATTGCAAACTATGGAACATGGAATCAGCCAGACATTTGCTGACCCATCAGTTCTTAATTTCGAGAAGTATCGCCAGACTGAAGCAATTCCTGGTGGTATATATCCTGCTGTTGCTAAGACTGGTAAGACTGTATCTGAAGGATTTTATGAAACTCGAACAGCAACATTAAGTGCAGAAGTTTTACCATTCTTTGATAGGATTCAAGGAATGGGTCAGACCGTATCTGGTGCCCAGCCGTCGCTGTTTGGTGGCAATTTAGAAGGTAGTAGAACAGCTAGTGAATACTCCATGAGCCGCGCTCAAGCTCTACAGCGGCTACAGAACACATGGAAAACACTTTGTATTTGGTGGAAGGAAATATTCTCTAAAGCAGTTCCAATGTATATTGATGAAGTTAGAGAAGATGAGAAGACTGTTGACAGAGATTCTCAAGGTAACTTCATCAATACATTCATTAGGCTTGCGGAACTTGAAGGTAAGATTGGTAGAATTGAATTAGAGGCTAACGAGAACCTCCCAATTACCTGGTCGCAGCGTAAAGATACGTATATGAAATTAATGGAATCTCAAAATCCTGCAATCTTAGAAGCTCTTGCATCTCCTGAGAATATTAAGAATCTATCTGAATCTATTGGTCTGTTTGACTTTACTGTGCCTGGTGAAGCAGACAGGCAGAAGCAGTATGAAGAAATTAAGATTCTAGTTAATTCTGAACCTATCATTCAGCCTCCGGACCCAGCAATGATAGAACAAGCTGCGGCTGAAGGTAACTTCGACCCAGCTTTGTTAGAACCACAAGAGATTCCATCTGTGGAAGTTGACCCAGATGTAGACAACCATGATATTGAAGCTGATATCTGCAGGACATTTTTAATCTCAGAACAAGGACGTTTACTGAAGATTGAAAACCCTGCTGGGTATAAGAATGTATTATTACATATGAAGATGCATATGGAAATCATTAAGCAAGGTATGATGGAAGCCCAAATGGCAGAAGAACAACAAACACAGACAGCCAAGTCTAAGGGCAGTAACCAACCGTTATCGGAGAATGAGAATGTCAGTACCCAATCTTGATTCAGGTGGCGTAGCAATTGAAGATAAGACATTAGGTAAGGAAGATATTGTTGATATCCTTGCTGAGGAAACTACAGAAGAAGAAGCTCTTGAACTTGAAGAGGCTAAGAAGAAAACTGAGAAGAAAGCAGCAAAAGACGATAAGGAAGATAAAGATAAGGACAGAAAAGATGGCGATGTAGAAAACGAAGAAAAGTCATTAGAAGATGAAATTGAAGAAGAATTAGAAGAACCAAATGAGGAAGAACTTGAACTTACGACTTCTATTAGTCGTCGTGAGATTCTTGCTAAGTATCCCAATATCTTCAAGGATTTTCCAGCTCTACAGAATGCATACTATCGTGAGCAGAAGTATTCTGAAATACTTCCCACAATTGAAGATGCAAGAGTAGCTGTTGAGAGAAGTACAATTCTTGATAATTACGAAGAAGAAATAATGTCAAATGGCTCAATGGAGTCATTACTTACTGCTGTCAAAGATGGTGATGGCGAATCATTTGCTAAAGTAGTTGATAATTTCCTACCTACATTATACAAAATTGATGAACCAGCTTATTATCATACAATTGGAAATATTGTCAAACATACTATTATCACGATGGTTCGTGACGGTAAAGAGAGTGGTACAGATGAGTTAGTTTCTGCTGCTAATATTCTTAATCAGTATATATTTGGTAGCAACAAATTTAGTCCTCCTTCAAAGCTGTCAAAGGCTAGTGAAGTTAGCCAAGCTGATAGTTCACGTGAAGCTGCAATTGCTGAGCGTGAATCCAAGTTTAGAGAACAGCAGTATGACTCAGCAATGAGCACACTGACTACTAAGACTGATAATATCATTAAGGCTACAATTGATAAGAATATAGACCCAAGAGACTCAATGAGTAACTACGTTAAGCGTAATGCTTCACGAGAAGTCTCAGAAGGTCTTGAGGAAATGATTTCTAAAGATGTTAGATTTAAGGGCGTATTAGATAAGCTTTGGGAAAGAGCATTTGAAGCAAATTTTAGCAGTGAGTCAGTGGACAGAGTTAAATCAGCCTATTTGTCCAAGGCTAAAACCTTACTGCCACAATTAATTAGAAAGTCTCGTAACGAGGCATTAAAGGGTATTGGAAGACGAGTTAATGATGAAGATGATACTGATAATAAAGATAAGAAAGGTCCTTTACCTGTAGGTAAAACTAGGAGTGCCGCTTCCTCAACAAACAGCGGAAAGACAGATAAGGACAGAGCAAAGGGTATTCCAAAGGGGATGACTTCTTTGGAATACATAAATTCTGATTAGTCGAGGAGTCAGAACTAATGGCATTAGTTGAATCTCAGGTTACAGCATTAGAACTCGAAAGGGTTCTACCCAAGATTCGTGTTCTGTTTGAACGCGATGATAAATTCTTCGCAAACATCAAGAAGCGTGATGTTGAGAAGATTTCTAACCGCCAGATGCGAGTTCCTCTTGAGCTTCGTCCTGGTGGAAGTTTCCAGTACTTCGACCCTAACGGTGGTGATTTAGGGCGTGGTGGTGGACCAACTTTCGATAAGGCTGTTCTTGTTTCTGTATTCGCTAGCGAGAATATCGAATACACGAAGCTGGCACAGTGGTCTACTGATGATGACCGCAAGAGCATCGTCAATGGTGTTCGTCGTCTCACTGCTACTGCATTAGATGAGCTTCGCCGTCAGTTAGATGCTCAGTTAATGCAGGCTGGAAATGGTGTTATTGGTACCGTTACCACTGATACCCCTGCTGCTGGCTCAAACGTCATTACTCTTACTACCGATGGATTCGGTGCAAGATTAATGCGTTTCGGGCAGACAGTCCAGATTTTTGATACCACTCTTGTTACCCTTCGTGGTAGCGGAGTTATCACTAACTGGGACGTTGCTAACAAGACAATCAGTATTACACCACAGATTGCTGGTGTGGTTGCTACTGATTTGATTGTTACCAATGGAATCACTTCTCCCCTCTCCCTGCCAGCATTGTATGGTGTTCCTTATCACCACAGCAATGCTTCCACGGGAACATGGCTCGGATTCTCCCGTGCCAGCACTCCTGAAATTCGTGCAAACAGAGTGAATGGAGCAGCCGCTGCTCTTACATTGCCATTACCAAGGTTAGCAATCAACTTGATTGGTAATCGTATTGGTATTGACAATAATTTTTCTCCAAATGCATGGATGCATCCTGCTCAGAAGGCAGCTTATGAGGAAATCGGACAGTTAGTGTCCATTATTCATAAGAAGCCATCTGAGGAGCCACTCAACATGTATTTCGATGCTATGACAATGGCTGGCGCTCCAGTTAAGTGTTCATACAATTGGGATACACGTCGTATTGACTTCGTTACTGATTCTGTCTGGGGCCGTGGTGAAATCCTGCCAATTGGCTTCTATACTACTGATGGACGTAATATCTTCGAGATTCGTGGCGCATCTGGTGGTGTGGCTACGGCCGAAATCTTCTATATGGTCATTGGGATGCAGACATTCGTGTCAAATCCTGCTGGCTGTTCATATATTGATAACCTGGCAGTTCCTAGCGGATACTAGGATAATCATCTTTAGGTGGAGGTGGTAAGATGATTTCAGGTCTAACAACCAGATTGTCAGAGGAAGCAATTTCTCTGACAACCTCAATTAATCCAAAATCTGATTTAGTCCATGTTACATCAACAACATCAACTACTGTGGTTGCAACTATCATTCCGCCATTTGCAGGGTTTAGTGGTGTGATGATTTTTGTTAACCGTAGTGGAGCAGCAATCACTACAGTAACAAGTGGAAATATCCAAACGGCTATTTCTGTTGGTCAAAACGTGGCAACCGTACTTACCTATAGCAAGTTGCTTGGTAAGTGGGTTGTTGGGGCATTGGCGTAAGGAGAATCAGAAATGCCTGAGTTAGATTTTCAGTTGCTTAGCACAGTTCAGAGTAACGTCATGCCGAAGCCAAATACCATTGCTTCGGCTACTACAATTGCACCTACCGGATTCATTACAGTGGTTTCCGGTACCGCTGCAATTGTTACCGTCACTCCTCCGGTATCTGGTGCCCATATGCTAGTGCTTATTCCATCTGGAGCATTCACCGGAACGACAGCAGGTAATCTCGCTACGGTTATTACCACTGCTGCTGTCGGTGAACCCATTCTCTTGTTCTACAATCCAAATACTGCCAAGTATAATTTGGGAGCTTGCGCAGCTACGTAAACGTAACAAACAGAGTGGGGCGCGCATACTGCACACGCGCAACTTATATGATTGATTTGACAAGAGCAAAACGAATTAGTGGTTGGATGAATGATAATGAATTAACATTCTTAGCTAAGATTGCTGAATTAGCTGAAGTAAGTATTGAAATTGGTTCTTATTATGGAAGAAGCTGTATGGCAATTGCTGACAATACAAAAGGTGTTGTATATTCTGTAGACCCATATAAAGGTGAGTATGTTACAGCAAATCCAACTATACATCTAGACTTCGACGATGATGTCTACAACACATTCAAGTATAATCTTTCTGAACATCTTGCTTCTGGAAAGCTAGAGCATTTTCGTGGTGTCTTTCCAGACTTTCCAGTGACTCCGGCTGATTTCGTATTTATTGATGGCGACCACTCTTATGAAGGATGTATGGCCGACATTAAACACGCATTGACTATGATGAATCATAATGGGGTAGTTGCTGGACACGATTATGGCACTCCAGGGTTTACTGGTGTTAAGCAATCTGCTGACGAAATCTTTGGTGATAAGATTCACGTTGTAGATACCATCTGGTGGGCACAAGTATGATTAGAGTTCTGATTGGAATTTCCACTGCAGAAATGGCTCGTAGAGCCATATTTTATGATTACTACCATTCATTACAGTTACCGGCTGGCACTATGACAGCATTCGTTCATGGCCAATCAATAGCTAATAATCGTAATTTGATTGTTAGGCAGGCATTGGATAATGGATGTTCACACATTCTTTTTATTGACGACGATACTGCATTTGCACCTGATTTGCTAATCAAATTAATTTGTCATAATAAAGATATGGTTACTGGCTTGCATCTGATGAGAAATCATCCGCATCGCCCATTAGTATTTGATAAGATTCTAGAAGATGGAACCTGTAGATATTATTATTTGAATGATAAAGATACTGGATTAATGAGAATAGCAGCTAGCGGGCTTGGTGCTTGTTTAGTCAAGTGCAAAGTATTTAGCAAACTTGAAGAACCCTGGTTTCGATTCGGTGAGATTTCAAAAGATGGACTTGGAGAAGATTTAGGTTTCTTCAAGAGAGTTCAAGATATCGGTTTAGAGCATTATGTAGATTTGGATTGCTCAATCGGTCATATGGCATCTACAACTGTGTGGCCTGTAAGAGCTAATAATGCATGGATGACAAGTTATCAAACTAACGGAGAAGATGCTGTGATGTTTCCAAAAGCCATTCTCGAAGCATCAGAGGTTAAAG